ATCCTTAACAAACTACAAGCAAATACTCGCAATGAGATTTTGCTTCTTGCTCAGAACCTTTTGTTAGCTATCGCAAAAGATAACAACGGAAAGTATTGGTACTTAGGACAAACAAGAGGACTAGACATCACGGCTGGTTCTGGTGGTTCTGGTACTGCAATGGGAGACAGAAGCGGATATACTTTGACCTTCACAGGCAAAGAACCTGCTCTTGCTCCAGAGGTAGCATCTGGAATTATTTCTGGTCTATTAAGTTAGTAAGCAGTTGGTTTAGTATAATTAGCCCTTGCAAGTGCAGGGGCTTTTTTTGTTAATTACCTTTGGTTTGAGCATTTATATAAGAATGATACAATTAACTAAAGGAGCAACGCAATTTATCTATTTGACCTTAACGGAAAAGCAAACGTTAACGAATCCTAATTACTTGTTCGTGTTTAAAAATAGGTCTACTAATAACGAGGTAAAGTTTGTGTTATTGAACGCTGCGGATGTATCTTTGTATAAGGACAGATATAATAAATTCAGTATAAAAGTAGATAAATATTTTTCAAGCAAACCTAGAGGGCAATATTCATATTTTGTATATGAGCAGACCAGTACTTCTAATCAAGACACTACTGGACTAAACGAGTTAGAAAGTGGGATAATGTGGTTAAACGATGCAGAAAATGTTTATACTGAATATCAAACTAATGATACATTTAAAGTAAGACAATGAACGGAGAGAATTTTATACTAGTACAATTTGCTGAAGCTAAGCAACCCGAATACAGAGAGAAGAAGAAAGAGGGTTACATGGAGTATGGGGAAAAGAATGACTACCCTTTATACTTGGTTGAACTATTTAACAAGTCTGCAAAGCATAACGCTATTGTAAGAAATAAAGTTCACTACATCTGCGGTAATGGTTGGACTGGTAACGAGCAATTCATAGAGAAACCTAATAGGTCTGAGAATCTTAACGACTTGACTAGGAAGATTTCTATGGACTTGGAGTTATTTGGTGGGGCTTATATAGAGGTTATTTGGGGACTAGGTAAGGTTGCTGAAATGTGGCATATTGATTACACTAAGATTAGAACCAATAAAGATAATACGCAGTTTTGGTATAAAGAGAATTGGAAAGATTATAAAGAAAAACTAGAGTTTGTTTATCCAGCTTTTAATCCTAAAGTCCCACAAGGCAAACAGATTCTTTATCTAAAAGAGTACAGACCTAACATCGGCGTTTATTCTTTGCCAGTTTATTTCGGTGCTTTAAATTATATTGAATCGGATATAGAGGTTTCTAAGCACGTTCTAGGTAATGCTAAAACTGGATTTAGTGCTAGTAAATTAATTACACTACCAGACGGCACACCTTCTAGAGAAGAACAAAACGAAATTCATAGGAAGTTTAAAAACACATATACTGGTTCGGATGGAGTTAAGTATATGTTGTCATTTGTTAACGATGCTTCTAGAAAACCAATAGTTGACGATCTAGGGCAGTCAGACTTAACAAAAGAAGATTTTGGCAGGGTTGACGAGTTAATTCAAACTAACATATTCTCAGGTCACCAAGTTACTACTCCTTCTATTTTCGGTATTGCGGTAGCTGGTAAGCTAGGCACTCGTACTGAAATGAGGGACGGCTACGAGATTTTTAAAAATACCTATGTTAATGGTAAGCAGCAGTTCCTAGAATCCTTTATGAATACCATGGCTGGTTATTTCGGCTATAGTAAAGAAATGAGGATTATTCCTGCCGAACCTATTGGCATAGAGTTTAGCGAAAATACTTTGTTACAAGTTGCTCCAAAAGAATGGATTCTTGAAAAGATAGGTATTGACATGACCAAGTATCAACCAGTAAAACCAGAACTTGCACCAGTTGAAATGGCTGATGCCTACTCTGTGTTTTTTGAGTATGGTGAAGACAAGGGGAACTTTGAGGTATGGAAACAAAAGTCTTATTTTGAAGATGTTGAACTATTCGCAGATGTTACGCAATTACAATCGGATGTATTAGACTTGATAAGCAAGGACAAAAGAATAACACCAGAAGTCATTGCAGACACTTTAAGAGAAGATATAGGGGTAATTAAGAGAATCATAACCGCACTAGAAAAGAGGGGCTTTATTAAGTCTACAGAGACCACACTAGGCAAGGGTATTGATTCAAACATTCAAATAGAAAGGCAACTAACAGAACCTTTAAGAGACATTGTAGAAAAAATCAAACCTAAAACTACTGAGTTTCTTATAAGATATTCTTATGAGTGGAAACAAGGCTTTAATAATTCGGATAAATCTAGTTCTAGGGAATTTTGCAAATATCTTTTAGATGCTAATAAAATGTATTCTAGATCGGAGATTGAGCAAATGAGTGCAAGGTTAGGTTATTCGGTTTGGGATAGAAGGGGCGGTTGGTGGACTAAGCCTAACGGAGACCATTCTCCTAGTTGTAGGCATCAATGGGTTTCAAATGTTGTGACTAGAAAATAAAAAGAAATGAGTGCTAATATTTTATTTATATCAGTAGAGACAATAAAGGACAGAAGTGGTTTGCATAATAACGTAGACGAAAAACTTATTTTGCCTGAGATTAAGACTTGTCAAGATATGTATATACTCCCTGCGTTAGGTACTAGCCTTTACGAAAGGTTACAAGATGGGGTAGATTGTGGGAATCTTAACTGTAATGAAAAAGAGTTACTAGATAACTATGTAGTAGACTGCTTAATTAACTATGTTCTAAGTGAGTTGCCTCAAGGGTTATCATATCAGTTTTACAATAAAGGCTTAGTTAGGAAATCTAGTGAGAATACAGAGTTACCTTCTATGCAGGATATGATTGACATAGCTAATAGGTACAAGGCTAGGGCTGAATTTTACAAGCAAAGACTAATTAAATACTTAAAACAAAACAATACTTTATATCCTGAGTATCTAAACTACGGAGCAGGTTATGACGCTATTAAGCCAGAGAATGACGGTTACACCGCTTCTATTTGGTTGAATGACCCATACTGCTGCAAAGGTGAAAAGATATTTAGGGAACTTTATCAAGGAGATAACCCACCATGTTGTTATGAGTAAAAAAGCAAACTTAAAGAACCAAGAAAAACTAAAAACATATCTAGCTAAACATGACATTAAATCAAATAATTGCCCAAATAAGCAGCTACGGAACGAGCCACCCCCAAATAAACACAGTTTACTTCGGGGACTTCGCAGACAAGCTTGACGATGCGGATGTGGTTTACCCTGCTATGTTTTTTGATTTAAGCGGCGGTAACTTTTTAGCGAAGCAATTATCTTTTAGTTTCAGCATTTATTTACTAGATAGACACTTAGTAGAAACTAACGCACAAGAAGTTTTAAGTGATATGAGTTTAGTAGCTGAAGATATTATAGCAAGATTGAGAACTCCGTCTAACGAATGGATAACGAGTGATAACATCAATATCCAGTTTTTTATTGAAGCAGAACCAGATTTTTTAGCAGGTGTAAGACTTGATGTAAGTTTAACCCTGCCTAGTATAAACAATAGATGCCAAATACCATGACAAGCGACTTTAAACCAGCAGATTTAGATATAGAAATAGTTAAAGGTGACTACTGGGTGCAGACCCTAGCATTAACTTTAGATGGAAATGCTATAAACCTATCTACTGCACAAGTAGACATAGAGTTTACGCAGGGATGCTCTACAACTGTTTTGTGGAGTGCTTCTGTTGGAAGTGGAATTACTATTAGCGGAGCAGGTAACAACAATATAAATATCTCTAAGCTAGTAGATATAGCAGAAGGAAATTATGAGTACACTTTAAAAGTAACTTATCAAACTGGAGTTGTTAAAACTTATGTATGGGGTGAGTTTAAAGTATATTTGGATAAACCATGAGTACAGAAATAAACATAACAGAACAGAGTGTAGCGGTATCGGTTACAGATACTCAAATAAATGTAAATGTAACTACTAACCAGATAGACCTTGAATCTACAGAGCAAGTTGTTAATATTTCTGCTTCTAGTGGTATTATATATAATGCAGAAGAATTAAGTGGTTTAGAAGACGTTAGTGCTACTAATCCTAGCGATGGAGATGTTTTGCAATATGTATCTTCTACTAACAAATGGACTAAAACTAATTCAATAAATTTCGGAACTTGGTAATATGGCAAATACATTAAGATTTAAAAGGGGTTTAGCGAGTGGGATACC